TTCAGAGGTGCAGCGATGCGACCCCTAGGAGATTGGGACGCTTTGCCCGATGGTTTCCAATTTCAAAGCGGTGGAGTAGGTGAAGATTTCATCGATATGGTAAGCGTGAAAAGTGAAGGCGCGTTGTTGTGGTGGAGTTGCAAGCGCAGCCACGCAAAGACGAAGGACACGCGCCCGAATGTGGATGCGCCTTTTTGGGAACTTGGTCAGAATTTGAAATTTGTAGCTACTGACTTGTTACTAGCAAAGAAGGCTTTCATTGAGAACCTAGGAGTGCGCAACGTGGAAACGCGCAACGCACAAGGAGAGGTGACTTTCAAAGCGGAAGAGAATGGTGAGATAAAAGCAAAAGGAGGCACGTTTGATAGCATACATATAGAAGGTGACAGTAGTTTTAACAAGCTAAAGGCGATAAATGAAAAGACGGGAGAAATCTCTGGGAAAATCCAATTCCAAGATGATGGAATTTCTTTAGCAGGAAGTACAGTTTATTTGAAAGCTCAAAACATAATCTGTGATTTAGTCGAAGGAAGCGCAGAAGGATATAATATTTTTGACGCTCAAAATCTACATGCGAGAGGAACTTTTTCAGCGAGGAAAAGAGCAACGGCTGTTGTCACAAGCCAAACTATTTCTTACTATATCCTAGGAACGGAATATCCCACCGTTTACTATAGACAAGGACAAGGAAACGTTGTCCCTATGAATGTCCCAGCCGACGGTCGCGGTCGCATTTATACTTCTTTGCATGAAGCCAGCGAACGCGTATATCCCAATTTCACGGCAGTAGACGTGGTGATTGTATCCTTAGACAGCCCAGAAGTATTGAAAATAGACATGCTCAAAGCTCAAAAAGTCCGCCTTATCAATGTCAGTGATGTTACCATCCGTTTAGATTTGGGAGCAGGAGGGAAACGCGATGTTGGAGAAGGTGGCAGCGTTACCCTTTTTGGCCTTTTTGATTTAGGAGGGAAGGACGAGGGGATTTGGGTTATCCACTAAACAACAACGATATGCAACCGACGCGTGTTTTTCTTGAAACGCTAGCAGCGATAACAGACCCCACGATTCGTGTAATAGCGAACCGTGGGGGGACACGTAGTGGGAAAACGTATAGTGCAGCGCAGCTTCTTGTTGTTTTAGCGCAGCAGAGCCAAACACCCATAGCAATTGATATTGTTTCAGAGAGTTTACCACATCTCAAACGCGGAGCATTGAAGGACGTTACAGAGGTACTCGACAACGAGGGATATATTGAAGGGCAGCACTACACCTACAACCGAACAGACCGCATCATCACCATAGGGAAGTCCAAAATCTCATTCTTTGGAGCGGACGATTGGGGGAAGGTCAAAGGGTCAAGGCGCGATATACTTTTTATCAATGAAGCGAACAGAATATCATTTGCCGTCTATCAACAACTCGCAGCGCGCACCACTCAAAAAATACTCATAGACTGGAATCCCGACACGCAATTTTGGTTTGAGCGCAGGGGCATCTCAGCCAGAGAAAGCACGCGCGAAATCGTGAGTACCTACAAAGACAACCCACACCTCACAGAGCAGCAGGTAGCAGAAATCGAAAGCAACAAAGATGATGAACAGTGGTGGAAGGTTTACGGACTAGGAGAAGTGGGTAATCCGATTGGAGTAGTTTACAACAATTGGAGAGAGTGTGAGAGAGTACCACCGCAGGCGCAGCTCATAGCGTATGGACTTGACTTTGGGTTTGTAGCAGACCCCACAGCACTAGTGGCAGTCTACAAAGCAGAAGGCGAACTCTACATAGATGAACTACTCTATATGCCAGGATTGACAAACAACCTCATAGCGCAACGGCTACTCGAACTCAAAGACAAGCATACGCCCATCATAGCGGATAGCGCGGAGATGAAGTCAATAGTCGAAATACGCAACTTTGGAGTAAGAACTATCTCACCAGCGCAAAAAGGCGCGGACAGCATAAGAGCAGGTATCGACATTTTAAGGCGATACCGCCTCAACGTCACCAAGCGAAGTTTCAACCTAATAGACGAACTCTCAAACTATAAATACGAAACAGACAGAATCACCAACGAGAACACAGGACGACCGATTGACGCATTCAATCACGCATTAGACGCAGTGCGATACGTAGCACTCAACAAACTAGCAGAACGAAGGAAGGGAGTAAATACCCGAAGAATAGCAGACCATATCAGATAAAACAAAGGCAATGAACATTGAAGAAATTCTCCAACTGCAACCCCAAGAAGCCATTGCAGCACTCAAAAACAAGACTGACATACCCCCATCGTGGCAAACGCAGCTACAAAAGGAGTACGACCCCAAACTGCACCCCATCAACAACAAGAATCTTTACCCAGATGTGGTGACAGATGAAGGTATTGAACCAGTTACGCGCGTTGCACTCAACTTGCAGAAGCTCGCAACCAAGCGTATGTGCGCACTCACAGTAGGCATACCAGCAAAACGAGTTTACAAGCCAGAGAACGAACAAGAACAGCAGGCTGCAGACCTCATAGAATCCATCTTTGAAGCGCAGCGCATCAACTCTCTCAACCGAACGCGCCTTATTCCATATTTCGCAGCGTGTGAAATGGCTACTTTGTGGTATGCAATCCCAGAGGAACACAACGAGTACACCGTTCCATCAAAAATAAAGATTAGGACGCGCGTATTCTCACCAATGAAGGGACACGAACTATACCCCCTATTTGATGAATACGGAGTGATGATGGCTTTCTCAGTGGGTTATCGAGTGAAGCAAGGCAAAAGCGAGGTACAAGTCTTTGAAACGTTTACAAAGGATTTGCACATTCGATGGAAACAAGGCGCAGGAGGATGGCAAGAGGAAGTGAGAGAAGCCGTCACTTATGGCAAAATCCCAGTTATTTACGCAAAACGCGATGAGCCGATTTGGGAGGACACGTCCCCCATTGTCTATGAACTTGAGTGGTCATTGTCACGGAACGGAAACTATTTGCGCAAGAACTCAAAGCCGATTTTGTCTATTTACGCAGACGAAGAAATCGAAGTAGGTAAGGAAGGCTCGCAGGACAAAGAGTTTAAGGGAGTGTTTCAATTTCCTCAAGGCTCAAAACTTGAGTACGTCACGTGGTCGCAAAGCACGGAAACGCTCAAATTCCACGTTGATGCGTTGAGGTCGTGGTTTTTCACTCAGCTACAATTACCCGATTGGAGCTACGATAAGATGAGCCAGCAGGCACTCTCAGGGGAAAGTCGCAAGCAAATGTTTACAGACGCGATGACAAAAGTAGAAGACGAAGCAGGAGACATTCGTGCCTTTATGGAACGAGAAGTGAACGTGGTGAAAGCGTTTGCAGCGATTGTAGCGCCAGGACTTGAACAAGCCATCAATTCTTTACGTTTCAAAGTCGTTATCACCCCCTACACCATCAACGATGAGAAGGAGACCATTAACAACTTGCAGGCAGCCAACGGAGGGAAAGCCCTCATTTCTCACCTAGAGAGCATAGAATTGTTCGGTCATTCGTCTAATCCTAAAGCCACGCTAGAAGAGATGCAAGAGGAGGACAAAGTTTCAGCATTTGAACCCACAATCTAAATATGCCTATATCACCTCAAGAGCGCAAGTATCACAACACCCACAACCGAAACATCACCCAAGCAGAAGCACGAATAGACGGTGCTTTTGCCGAGGTGGTGCAGGGGGTAACGCGTATCTATCAACTTTACGATTTTACTCTACCAGAAGGCGGTGCTTTCCAATTTGAGCAAGCCACGCCAGCAGCGCGCAAGGCAGCCGACAAAGTCTTTGCCAATATGCGAAAGCGCATACTTGAAACGATACAAGCAGGCGCGGACGCAGCCGACAAACTCAGTCAGCAGAAGGCGGAGAAGCTCACAAGGCTTTATGATGCAGCCACGCAGTTACGCAGGGAGCAGACGACAGCTAGAAGTTTGCAAGAAATCTCAGATGCCGTGTGGCAGCAGTCGCAGCAGTTACGCGCGGAGATGGAACTTGCACTCTCCATAGCACTTAAGAGTGGAGCAAGCGCAGACGACTTAGTGGGTGAAATTAGAGGGTATCTCAACGAGCCTAACAAGCTATTTCGCAGAGTGCGCGATGAGTTCGGAAATTTGGTACTCTCGAAGGCAGCAGCAGCTTATCATCCAGGACGTGGAGTGTATCGCAGCAGTTACAAGAACGCGCGAAGACTAGCAGCAACGGAAATCAATATGGCATATCGCAAAGCCGATTATGATAGGTGGCAAAAGCTAGACTTCGTGATAGGAGTGCGTATTGCTTTAAGCAGGGAACACCCCTACTACGATATGTGCGATGAACTCGCAGGCGATTATCCAAAGGATTTTGTATTCGTAGGATGGCATCCTCATTGTCGGTGCATAGCAACCCCGATTCTACAAAACATTGAGGATTTCAAAAACGGAGTACCCCCCGAGGAGGATTTGTTTAAGGTGGACAAGATACCCGACAACTTCAATAAATGGGTACTCAACAATGAAATCCGTATCAACCGCGCTTTGTCTGGACAGTCCACGATGCCTTTCTTTTTGAGGGACAACAAGGGAGCGATGGAGAAGGCATTAGGACGAAAAGTAGAAATGAAACCCACACCCCCCAAGCCAAAACTAAGTGTAGAGACAAAAGGCAAGACGGCACTCGAAATCGCAAAGGAGCGTCACGAGAAGCGAACGAAGGAGCAAGAAGAAGCTATTATCGAACGATTGATAGAGAGAAACAGCAAGCTCGACCTAGAAAAAGAAATCGACAAAAACAGCGAATTGAAAGACGCGTTATTAGAAATTAAAGAGAAAGGAATTGCATACAGAAGTCCACGAAAGCTCAAAAAAGAACTCACAACGGAGGATATAATCACAAAGCTAGCAGGAGCAGACCAAACGACAGGGTCGTGTATGTCGCTTTCACTTGCTTATGCAGCCAACCGCAACGGATTAGACGTGATAGACTTTAGAGGAGGAGGAAGTCGTGACTACTTTGCGCGATTACTAGGAAACGAGTTGAGGGGATGGATTGAGAATAAGGCCATAGCATCAGATTTAAACAATAGCGACCCCAAAACATTTGACGTACTAAAAGCTCATATAAAGAAGGACAAAGAGTATATTTTGCTTTTTGCACGACATGCAGCAGTTGTGCGACTGAACGGCAAACAGTTTGAGTATCTGGAATTACAGAGTGCTAGCAAGAATGGATTTATCTATAAAGAAAAGAAGAGGGACATCCTTAAAAGATTTGGAGCGCGCTTACGTGAAGGCAAGGATTATTACAAATCGTACCTACTAGAACTAGATAGCGTAACCACAGACCCCGAGTTTAAGCGTCTAATGGGATATATCAACACCAAAAGCGACAAGCAGATGAAAGGAGAAGGAGGGGGAGAAAAATAATCATTTACCCGAAAAGTAATCAACCCAAAACGGATTTTCAGCATCGAAAACCACCTTTTCTTCTTTGCTCAGCGCGTGTGGATAATCTCGATAGAGGTTATACACTTTCTTCTTATCAAAGGAGAACAAGAACTCACCGATTATTTGATTTTCCACCCACCAGACCTTGTCTGAATCATTTTCTTTATAAAATTCGTACTGCATACTAAGTTTGTTTCTCACGCAAATATAAGCATTTACCGCGTTCAACAGCCACGCGACAGAGTTAAACTTTGTTGTGTGGCTTTCTTTTTGTCACGGCATACGCAAAGGCAAACAAAGGGCAAAAGAAGGCATATAACACAACATGTTAAAGAACTTCTATATCAATTAGTTACACTCGAAAAACACGCGTCAATTTCGTATTTTTGTTTGGCACAAACAAACATCCAAACTAGATGAAAAAAATTATTCTTGATTTGCTCAAAACCAAATTTGAGGGGGTGAGTGAAGATGTCCTCGAAGGCATGGCTGCAAAGCTCGCAAAGACAGCCACCACGGAGGAGCAGGCGACAACCTCAGTAGAGGGGGTCACTATTCAAAAAGTCATTGAGAGTTACACGGACCGCAGGGTTACACAGTCGGTAGCAACCGCAGTGGAAAACTACAAGAAGAATAACCCTCAACCCGAACCACAGAAGCCCAACGACACAGACGACAAGGGCAACGCACAGCAAGACGAAACACTCAAAGCGTTGCTCGACAAGTTTGCAAAGCTCGAAGGACAGATGATGCAAATGAACGCTGAGAAGGTGGAGAACGGAAGACGCCAACAGCTCAACACACTCATTGAGAAGCTGCCAAAAAGTATGCAGTCCGTGTATGGACACATCAACCTCAAGGAGATGGACGAAGAGAAGTTTGAAGCGTTCAAAGACAGCGTCAAAACAGACGTGGAAACCACACTCTCAGAACTCAAAGCCAATGGTGCTACCATCCAAAGCCCCTATCAAAACAGAGGGCATGGAAACGATGAACTCACCGAAGCGCAAATTGCACTCATCACGCGCAGAAGTGGAAGCACGGAAGACGGCAAACAGCCATTCTAAGCACAACAACACACTAAACCACTAACCAACACAAAAACTAAACCACAATGAACGTAAGACGCAGCAAAGACAGCAAACTCCCAAAGGTGTTTGAACACAAGGTGGCAGACGTGCGCGGTGGTGTGGGTGTAGCAGTAGACGAACTCGGAGACGACTATCTCCTTGAAGGCACACCCATTTCTCGACCCGAAAACGGACTTTGCCACGTGGTCAAGACCGCAGAACTCACCGAAGCTCTCACGGCTGAAGCAACAGAAGTGAAGGTGAAAAAGTTTCACCACTTCAAAGAAGACGACTTTGTGATGCTCACCGTAGGCGCAAAGGCAGTCAAGGTGACAAAGGTGAACCGCAAAGCGCAGTCGCACGACATCATCACCCTAGAAAGCGCACTCGGACAAGCCGAAAAGGGCAAACACCTTTTGCTCGCCAAGGCAGCAGCCGAAAGCAACACCTCAGAGTTGAAATACACCCCATTTGCCCTCGTAGGCACAGGCTATAAAGTGTCGCAAGGCAACAACCTCGACACCGACGCAGTGGTGATTGGTGTCACTCGTGGTGCAAACATCCCTCCAGAGGTAGCGCAATATCTCACTGGCATCATCAACTACTAAACTAGACATCACACATTATGACAATCACTAACTCTCTCATTGCAGGGCTCACCGACAAGATGGTGCAGGCGCGTGTCAATTCCATTGACACCTCCTCATTCTATTTCGGTAAATTCTTTCCCGTGAAGCGCAAAAACGGCTTTTCGTGGAAGATGCTCCAAGACCAAATCGCGCAGCGCAACGTGGCAGCCGACATCCACACCGACAACTCCTCCATCGTCCGCAAGGCGCGTCCACGCTTTGAAATCGCCAGTGGTGACATCCCACACATCGCCATCTCTCGCGAACTCACGCGCTCCGAACTCAAGGAATATCAAACCGCACGCGCCTTTGCCCCCGACTCCTCAGCTCTCCAACTCGTAGATCACTGGGGCGGAGACGTGGACTTTTGCTTTAACGGTGTGCAGGCAGAACTCGAATACATCGCTTGGGCGTTGCTCTCCAATGCTTGTAAGCTCGACTTCACCGCCAGCAACAACGCCACCTTTGCCACGCAGTTTTCGCTCGACTATCAAGTGGACGAAGACAAGAAGCTCCAAACCTCGGGCAGTTGGGCAAACAAGCAGCACTCCATCATCGACGACCTCGTCAAGATTATGCAAAGTGCCAAGAAGCTAAAGGTCACCCCGAAGTTTGGCTTTTTGAGCGTGGAAGACTTCTACCAGTTGGCATCCAACGAAGAAATCATCAAGAAGTGTGGCAGCCTTCAAGGCGCGCTTTTGGGTGTGAACTCCACCCCCGACCTCGCAGCCGTGAACGCTATGCTCGCGAAGGAAGCGTGGCTCAACGGCTTGCAGTTGCGCGTCATCGACCAAACCATCACTCGCGAACTCCACGACAGCGTGAAGTCTGAGAATCCCTTCTTGCAAAACCGCCTTGTGCTATCTCCCACGGAAATCCTCGGTGAAACACAATACGACATTTTGCAGGAAAACAACCCTCAGGTCATCCGCACCGAACGCGCGCACACCGTCATCAAAAAATACGGACAAGCAGAGCCTACTTCTGAAATCACCATCGGAGAAGCAGACGCAATGCCGGTCGTACACACCGCATACAGCAACTTGTACGTCAAGACAGACGGTAACAGTTGGTAAACATCAACCATCATTGAAATATGACAATAGCACAAGGTCTCCAAGCCCTCAACGCGTATCCTTTACCCCCCTACATCGTAGAGCAAATCTGTATTGCACGCGGTTTAGAATTAACAGCAGACGTCAATAAATACGTAATCAAGACCCCCGAATACATTTTGGCTGAAGCTGATATTTTCCGCTGGTTAGCACAAGCCCCCAATGTATCACAAGGAGGACAAAACTACAGTTTTACGGACGCTCAAAGGCTCGATTTCAAACGGCAAGCAATGCAGCGATACAAGGAGCAGGGCGCGGAGACCGAGTTGCAGTCAATGAAAAGAGCCAATTATGGCTATAAGGGCAGCAGACTATGATAATACCAAATTCAACTATCACACCAATTGCTTACAGCGATACACTCGATGAGAACGGACTATCCACGGAAGGGACTAGGACGGAGGGTAAAGCGATACAAGCACAATGTGTGACAATGGTACACAATGAACTTGCAGTAGCAGGGGGCGAACCTTACACAGCAGCTAGTTATCAAATTTTGATTGAGTGGCAAAATTTCCCTTATACTAGATTGATGTTACAGAGAGAAGGTGAAGCTCCTAGAGAATTTGGAGTAATCAAAGTTGAGCCTTTACGCGCAGTATCTCAAGTTGCAGTATATGTATGATTGAAAGATTAACCTCAGAAACAGCGATAAGAGGAACTCTAAACGCTTTTGCGCAGTCCGTAAGGAGGAACGTAGCAAGAAAATTAGCATATGCAGGAGAAGCAGCTATAACAGCTCAGAAAAACGCTTATAGTTACACTCAACGCACAGGTAATTTGTTGTCGTCTACAGCTTATGCAGTCCTCGAAGGAGAGGAACAGCAAGTACAGACGGCAGGCACGCAGTCTGAAGGAACGGCAGCAGCGCAGAGACTTATTGGAGTTCAACCGAAAGCCAATAACAAAAGGATTTCACTTATCCTAGTTGCAGGTATGAATTACGCAGCATCCGTATCAGCAAGAGGTTACAACGTACTAGACACAGCACGGCAAGTAGCAACAATAGCAACCAATGAATTTTTCAAGAAATGAAGACAGCAATAGATGTTTTACTCGATTTGAAAGCCCTATTAGAGGGGTCATTGTTTGCTCAATCTCTGAATGGAGGGTTATTCTTCGATGAAACAAGACCAAAGAACAGCAAAAAAGAAGATTTGGTACTCGTGTTTACTCAAGGATTTAGTCACCAAGTAGAGAGAGGAACTGTTACTATTCTTGCTTATGTTGCAGACATCCGAACAGATGGAGGTAACACTATTCCACACCTAAAAAGAATAAAGGAGGTGGAGGAGCAGGCGGTAATATGGGTGAATGGCTTAAGAGGGGGAAAGAGTGGCAGCTATCTATTTCAACTCGCACAAGCGATTTCTCATTATCCACAGCCAGAGATAAAGCAGCATTTTGTCTCTATCAAACTAGACTACAAGTATTTCGATGGAGCTTATTAACACACAAACTAAAAACTAGATATTATGCCAGAAGCAGCAGGAACAACAGGAACACCCAAAGCACTTGCATGGGGACAGCCCACGATTAAGTTTTGCAAGTCCGTAGACGGAGAGCCAGACGGCAATTGGAAAGCAATCCCAACCCCCAAGGAAGGCTCAACAAAGCTTGAAAATAAGGTAGAGAAAGAACTGAAAGTAGAAGGTGGTGAAACAATCGCAGCTCGAATAGGTGCTGAGTTTTCATTTGAATTGTACTTGATGTCTACTAGCGAACAACCTTTTACAGATATTGATGGATTTGTAGAAGGCAAATATGCGTTTAAACTTTTGCCCAACAGCCCACAAGCAGTTGCGATGCAAATTGACGCATCAAGCGTTCGTGTAGAGAAGACATGGAGCGCAGACGAAGGTTTCAACTACAAAGTAGTCGCTTCAGTATCAAAGCCAAAAACTCTCCCTATGGTGAAGTTTGTCGCTGGTGTTGCAAGCAACACGGAAACTCGATAACCACTAGTAAATGAGAAGAGGGGGCGGAAAAACTCGAAGCAGAGAACCCCGCCCCCTTTTTATTTGAATATATGGAAAAGGATATACTAGAGGAAACAGCAAAGGCTATACTGCAACGTGAAACGACTATCAAGATAGGTAAAGATACCTATCAAGTAGCACCACCAACGATAGCAACACTCATTGAGGTTTCAGCGAGAATCGCAAAGATGGATTTCGATGAACCACAAGAGGAAGAAACGCAGCTCAACTATGTATTACGAAACGCAAGAAAGGCTAAGTGCATATCAGAGATTTTGGCATTGCTCATTCTCGGAGAACAAAAGGCTTTCACCCCCGAAACGTGGACTACAAAGATTGCCCGTTGGTTACGACTAGAACCCCAAAAAGCATTTGACCAACTCACACGAAAAATCACCACCCACTACAGCCCCGATGAGTTGTTAGAGGGATTTGTAGGCATATTGTCGAAGATGGAGGTAGAGAGTTTTTTCGCCATTTCCACTTTCCTCAAAAAGGTGAACGTGGTGAACACCAAGAAGAAAGTGGACTAAACGACAGCCCTTGGGCAATGGTGGCAGCCACGGCTAAGGCTTTCAACGTTTCGCCAATGGAGGTGATGCACCAATGGTCGTGGCAAAATATGTCTCTCTTTTGCGCCACGCTCCCTACCTACAACACCGACCAGCGAAAGCCAAAGACCGACACCATCGACGCAGACCAGCCCATCACCCCCCAGCAGGCACAGCAACTGCAAGCCATCTTTGGATGAAGCCACCACTACAAACTATGATTGCGATAGACCAACAAACCCACGACAAAGCGCACGCAGCGCAGGCAGGGACAACGGACTTGTGGAGATTTCCACCCCTCAAATTTCCACCCCTCACCGAGTGGCAGGAGGAAGACGGAGCAGAAGCCGACCTCACCGCGCCAAGGCTCGATGTCAAAAGCGGCACGCTCACCCTCCACACCACCACCGAGGAGCAGGCGCAAGCCATCATCAGCCAACTGCAGCAACCCCGAGCGTGGCAAACGCAAGACGAGCAAGAAAACCAGCACCGCTTTGTTGCCCCCGAGTTGCCACAAGGCGCAGTGTTTACCCCCCTAGAGGTGAAACACGAAAGGCACAGCTCACAGTTGCACACCCTCTATGTGGACTTTGTGCAGCACCAACCCCCACCCCCCAACCGCGACGCCACCCCCGAGGGGGGCGCAGTGCAGCGCAGCGAGGATTTCAAAATGGACGGCAGACCCTTCTCAGACTATGGAGCGCGTGTGCTAGAGGGCAGCACGGCAGCTTTGAGGGCGTGGAAGCACCGAGAGTGGCATACAGCCAAGCACCCACTACTCACGGGGCAGCAAGCCGACCGATATGCGCCAACGAGACGCAAACCCCGAGAAGTCACGGTGCATTTGCTTTGGCGCGCCAGCAGTTTGCAGCAACTCCACACCAACCGCGAAGCCTTTCTAGCACGGCTCACACTCCCCGAAGCCCGACAAATAGACGTGGCAGCCACCGGCAAGCGATATGCAGCCATCTACAAGTCGGAGAGCGTCAATGACTTTTACCCTCAAGACGCGTGGCTAGAGAGCAGCATCACATTTACCATCATCAACGAGCAAGAACTATAAGCAATGACAGAACAAGACGGCACACTCCTTTTTCGCATAGACGCAGACACAGCCCCAGTGGAGCGCGCAGCCGACCGAGCAGGCGGTGCGTTGCTAGGCATCGGAGAGAAGGCATCGCAAGGGGGCAATCTCATCACGCAAGCCCTTAAGGGGGCAGGCGCGCTAGTGGCTAGCACGTTTGCCGTGAGTGGAGCGCGAGATTTCATCTCGAATATGATAAGCGTGCGCACACACATCCAAAGAAACGAAGCAGCCCTCACTTCGTTTTTAGGTTCAAAGGAGAAAGCCGACCAAATGATGGAGAGCTTTAAGAAGATGGCAGCCACAACCCCCATTGACCTAGAAACGCTGACTTCATCAACGCAGATGATGTTAGGTTTCGGTGTGAGTGCAGACACGGCAGGCAAGATGATGCGCGTGTTAGGTGACATTAGCGGAGGAAACACGCAGCGATTCCAGGGTTTGTCGCTAGCTTTTTCGCAAATGACAGCAGCGGGGCGTTTGATGGGGCAAGACCTACTGCAAATGATTAACGCAGGGTTCAACCCCCTAGCAGAGATTTCGAGAAAGACAGGCAAGAGTGTGTCTGAACTCAGAGAGGAGATGTCGAAGGGTGCGATTTCGTCGCAGCAAGTCACGGAAGCGTTTATCAGTGCCACGGAAGAAGGGGGACGATTTCACGGAATGCTCAAGGCGCAAAGCCAAGGTTTGGCTGGTAGCTTTGCCAAGCTCAAAGGGGCGATGAATGGGATGTACAACGAGCTAGGCAAGGAGAGCGAAGGCGCGATAAAGGGTGCAGTGGATTTGGCAGCAAGTTTGGCACGCAATTATCAAGACGTGGCATTAGCACTAGCAAGCGTGGCAGCAGGTTACGGAGTGGTGAAGGGTGCGCAAATGGCTTATGCAGCGTCAAGTGATGTGGCTTATGCTATGAAATACAAGAGCGAAGCCGAAGCCCTCAACCAACTAATGACAGTGGAGCAGCGCGCAAGGATAAGCAAACTCTCTATGAAGGACGGTGCAAAGGCTTATGGAGATGCGCTGAAGGCGGAGGTGGAAACCACGAGGGCAGCCGTGGCAACGAAGAAGGCAGCAGCACTAGAAGAAGCAGCAGCGAGCAAGGCGAAGTTTACGGCAGCGCAAATGGAGGTAGCCAACGCGCGCAAATTGGTAGCAGCCAAGCAAGCAGAGTTGGTGGCAGCGCAAGGCACAGCCAACGCGCGCAAGATAGAGGTAGCGCAAACGCAGTTGTCGAACGCGCAGGAGCGTCTTCACGTGGCATTGAGAGAGCGCAGCACGGCAGTTGGTGTGCGCCAAGCAGCACAAGAACGTGTGGTGGCAGCGGTGAGAGCCGAGGGTGCAGTGGCAACGACAGCGGACACGGCAGCGTCAGGGGCAAATTTGACGGTGACAAACTTGCTCACGGCAGCGAAAAACGCAGCAGCGCAGGCAGCAGCAAGACTAAACGCGGTGATTATGGCTAATGCGTGGATGCTGGCAGTGGCAGCTATTGCAGCGATGGTGTATGGACTTTATAAACTAATTACGTATCAAAGCGATGCGGAGAAGCGACAGAAGGCACTCAACAAGGCTTACGAAGAGGGAACGAAGAGCGCGGCAGGCGAAATAGCGAAACTCGATGCCTTATATGATGAACTGAAAAAGGCAAAGAAGGGGTCAGACGAATATAAGAAGGCAAAAGACGCGATTGTCAAACAATATGGTGGTTATCTAGACAAACTCAGCGCGGAGCGCGGAAAGGTGATAGACGTAGCTAATGCTTACGATTTACTCAAAAAGAAGGTAGAAGCAGCAGCTAAGGCGCGCGCAATGAAGACTTATATAGACAAGCAGCTAGAAGATAGCGGAGATAAGCGCGGAGAGTTGATAGATGAGTTACGAGAACGTCTTTCTGGTACTTATCACGGAGCGAACCTAGACAAGCAGCTAGACAAAATGCTAGGAATGATAGGACGGAACGACAAGGGGCTTAATAATTGGTTGAAGATTTGGGATAAAGAAGTCATTGAATCAGTCACAATGGTAGGGAAACAAACTTACCGGTACAACAACGTCGCAAACGTAATCGAAAAAATCCGCCAACTCAACGCGCAAGACAAGAAGACGCTCAAAGACGCAGAAAGACGCTTTGATATGTCGTGGTCAGATGCCCTAGCAAACGCAGACGAAGGGCAAGCCCCACCCACGAACGGAGGAGGAAACAACGGAGGGAAAAACAACGGAGGGGGCAATAATGGAGGACGCGGACACAGCGGAGGGGGCAGCACCGAGAACCCCGAAATTGAGCGTCAAAAGCAACTATACGCGCTGCAACGGCAGATGGAGCAGCAAGAAGCAGCACAAGCCAAACGACACAGAGACGAAGCACTCAAACGAGAGCAAGACGAAGTGGAAAGATGGCAAGACGGCACGGAAAAGCAACTCAAACTCATAGAGCTAGGAAAGCGCGCCAAGCTCAACGCGCTACAAGACGAACAAGACGCGCTACTCGAGAAGTTGAGAGATACCGCAGAGAAGAAGTGGGAAATCAACAATCCAAAGGCGGTGAAGGCAGGACAACACTTTGACCGAAAGAGCGTCACTGAAAAGGATTTGGCAAAGAGCGACAAGTTTGCAATCCTCACCCAAGCAGCGCACATAGCGCAAGAAGCGCAAAAGGACGAGCAAAAGGTTTACGCGCAAATCATCAAAGACACGCGCTCACTCGAAGAGAAGAAACTAGAAGTCAAACGTGAGTATGCACAGAAGCGCAAAATCATTGAAGAACGTTTGCTCACTGGTGAAGCCCACGTGTCAAACCTAGAAGTCCTCAAGCAGCAGGAAGCAGCAGCCCTCAAGCAGATAACCGACCAGCAACTGCAACACGCGCAAAACACGCTACCAATTTTCACCAAGTTGTTTGCGGATGCAGCGCAGAAGAGCAGACACGAGATTAAGGGGTTAATCAAAACCACAGAGGACTTTTTGAAGGCACTAGCAGACCCCAACGGAAAGAAGCGCGCTTTGGAATTTGGGATGTCTGAGAGTACGTTTGAGATGTTGCAGATGTCACCAGAGAAGATACAAGCCATTCGTCAGCAACTCGACAAACTCTATCAATACGACAACAGCAGCAAAGACCCATTCTCAAAGTTGCTAGAAACGATAGAGAAGGTAAAGAAGGAGGGCAACAACCTCGACCTCTCGGAGAAGATGCAGAAAATAGCGGGGGCAGCCGTGCCAGCCATCGGAGCAGTGAAAGGGCTTACGAGTCAGTTTGCAGAAGCAGCGCGCGCAGCAGGGGCAGATGGTTTGGCAGAAGAAGCAGACGCACTAGGAGCTACTCTAGAAGGTTTGGGAAACATCGCTCAAGGCTTTGCACAAGGCGGAGTAGTGGGTGCAGCACTAGCAGCCGTAGGAGAGGGAATGAAGGTAGTGACAAAAGCTTTTGAAGCAGCAGCACGCCATAAACAAGCCCTACTCGAAATCCAAAAGGAAATCAACGACCAGCAGGAACTCTACAACGACCTTTTGCGCAAAGAGCAGATGGAAGCGCGCAACATGGATAGCATCTTTGGGTCGTCAAAGCGCGGAAGGGCTTTGGAGAACCTCAAAGCAGCCACGGGATTGGACAAGGAAATCAAGAAGCAAATCAAAGGAAACTTTGAAGAACTAGTGAAGTATCGAAAAAAGCTTGCAGAAGATTTAAAGATAGACCAGAACAACTACCATTTCGATACATTCGATTTCTTTATGAAACGCTTTATTTTAACCCCATCAGGCTTAACACACGCAGGAGAAAAGGACGTTGCAGGACTAGCAAAACTCAGTGTCAAGACTGGTCACGTAAAAACAGGGCTTTTTGGATGGGGAGCAGGACGCGACACATTTAGTGCCCTTACGTCTCAATACAAAGATCTAGTGAAAGCCAACGGACATTTGAATCTCGAACTCGCAAAGAGTATTGTCCAGACCAGACAATTTGAAGGCGACGGCAAGAAAACGTTCGAAGCACTCATCAAGAAGGAGGAGCAATACGAAGAAGCCCTAAAGAAGATGGAAGAGTATTTGGGTGGTATCTTTGGCAATTACGGAGATGAAGTAATAAACGCAGTTGTGGACGCTTTCAACAAGGGAGAAGACGCAGCAAAAGCTTTTGGAGATACCACTAGCAAGGTGATGCAACAGATGGTGAAAGATATGATGCAGGCGTCTATCTTGCAACCCATACTCAAGGAGCAAGCCGAGAAGGTGAAACGCGCCTTTGAAAGCGGTGACAACAACACGATGCTCAAAGCAGCAGCGCAAGCAACAAAGGTGATACAAGGCGCGCAAGGACGGCTCAAAGAGAAGTATGCTCAACTCATCGGTGAACTCAAGAAAGAGGGAATAGACCTATCAGCCGAAGGCGACAAGAGAGAAGGTATGAAACGCGGAATCGCAACCGCAAGCCAAGAGAGCGTAGACGAAAACAACGGACGTTTGACGGCTATTCAAGGGCATACTTTCTTGATACAACAACAAACAGAACAAATAACTAAACACAGCGCAGCTATACTTCAAACGGTGATGCGCATTTCCGAGGATACGAACCAAATAAGCGAGCGTTTGGGACATATCGAAACGGACACGCGAGCAGTGCGCAACACCTTTGAAGACATCGCTTTGCGAGGTATCAAACTAAACACTTAAAAAATTATGGCAAAAGAAAAAGAACAAGAAGGCGCAGTGACAGATGCGTTGAACGTACCAAAGGCGCGAGTATTAGCGGAGGTTTTTGCGCCAAACGGAAAAATCCGTGTGGAGCTTTTACCCGAAGGCGCAGGCGGAAGCGCGGAGGGTGGAAGCGTTGATTTGCAACCCCTAGAAAAGCGTGTGGCAGCACTCGAAGCGAAACCCGAAGCAGAACACGTGGATTTGACTCCTTTGTCGGAGCGTGTGGCAGCTTTGGAGAACGCGCCAAAGGTAGCAGACAAGTCGCAGGAGGTGACAGCGTTGCAAGGGGAGGTTTCTACTTTGCAAGGCGGTATTTCTACTTTGCAAGGGGTAGTGTCGGAACACGCTACGAACATTGCAAGTAACGACAGACGCATTACGGCACTAGAAAGCAGACCAGCCCCCGAAAGTGTGAATTTGCAACCATTGACGGAGCGCGTGACAGCGTTAGAAAAGAAGGAAAGCGTTTTGGGAGAGGACGGCAAAGTGAAGGCAGACCTTTTGCCCGATAGTTGTAAGAATGAACATTGCGAAGCACAGCCGTTACCTAGTGATGTGGTGAGAACCGCGGACATTGCGGACGTGGTGAGAAAGTCGGCACTTTTCGACACGGAACACAATATGATTTTGCCTGAACTTATTCCCGAAGCGGAAGTGGCAGTGAAGTGGTTAAAGGGCAAGGGACGACCCGACAAACCCGAGACAACGGAGGGGGTGATTGTGGGAGATGAAGCGGACTGCACGCGCTATCTCTCCACGGATGGTGCAGGCACAGGCGCGTGGGAATGGGAAAAACGCGGTGGAGTTTGGCACGTGGTGAGAGGTGATACCGGATGGAGAGAGATTGAAAACCCTAAAATGTATTTCGGAAAAATCAGACTGCGTAGAGTGGATGACAGAATTTCGTTGGAATTTGGCGGAGATAAATACGATAGCTTTGGAGTTGTAAAACTTTCTGTATCGGCACAAGCCCCCTCCACCGAAGATAAAAGATTCCGTGCCAGAATTCTACAGCTTCCCAACGGTTGGCGCTCCTGCACAAACGCCATCAATCAAATCTTTGACGACAATGCGCGCGCGCAAATCGGCATGGTTGTTATTGGAGGTATGGGTGATGGTGTCGGGAATGTCGACATGCGCTTTGCGAACACCGTGGACAGAGAAACAGACTTGAAACTTTTGCGTGTGGGTATTGTGACATTCCCAACAGTAGACGAGTGGCCTACATCTTTGATAGGTGTTGCGTCCGAAATGTGTCCCGTATAATTTGACCAGAGATGAAAGAAGTATTTTACAAGTTCACCGAAGAAGTGGACGAAATTAAACAACGAAATGGAAGAAGTAAATGTCAGACTATATGAATGAAGTATTGAAGACTTTCGTCACGCATTGTGGCAGGTATTGTGTGAGCATGTTTGGGGCTTTGGTTGCGCTTCTGCAGCCGACATTGCCTTTCATCGTGATTTGCACAATCGCCATACTGTTTGACTGCTATACGGCTTGGTCGTTATCACGACGAGTCAAGAAGAAGCACCCCGAAGCTAATGATGGAAAGTTCAAATCTAGGTATGCAGGTAGAGTGTTTGTAACGCTTATAAAGGTGTACTCCGTGACCGTCCTTGCATATCTGATGGAAACCTATATCTTCGAGGGATTGCCCGTGAAGTTGACAAACGTTGTAGCTGGAGCAGTGTGTTTTTGGCAATTTTGGTCGATGTTGGAAAATGAAAGCTCGTGCAACGATGCTAAGTGGGCGAAGATAGCGCAGCGCATTCTTGTCGATAAGACGGCGAGACACTTTGACATTGACTTAGACGAACTAAAAGAAAAGAAAGAAGGAGAATCCGAATAACACAACAGAGTAAGGGGCGCGGAAACCTAACAACCGCGCCCCGAACTTAAAAGAAAGAATAAAAATGAACATATATCTAAGACGAAACGCAAAACGCGATACCTATACGATTGGCGCGCTAGAGATTGCAGGGAAAAAAGTTTGCGACACGCTCGAAGACACCGACCGCAATCTCACCGACAGACAACCCGAACACGTTATCGCAAAGCTCAAAGTGGCAGGACAAACGGCAATCCCCACGGGTACGTACCGCGTGGATATGGACACAGTAAGCCCCCGATTTGGCAGCGTGGCTTTTTATAAGCAAGTTTGCGGTGGCAAATTACCGCGCCTTGTGGGTGTGAAGGGTTTCCAAGGGGTACTCATCCACGCAGGGAATACCGCGCAAGACACGCACGGCTGCATTCTTGTGGGAGAAAATAAGCAGATAGGAACCGTCTTAAATAGTCGCGCGACCTTTGAAAAACTCTACAAGATGATGCACGAAGCGCAAAAGAAGGGGGAGGAGATAACGGTGACGATTGTGTAAAAAGAAAAGGGACCAAGTAAAAACTTAGTCGCTAGATTGGTTCTGTTTACTCTTTTTCCACCTATCGGGGAAGAATAAACCGATTGCAGAAACAAGAGAAACGAAGAATGTACCACCTCCGATAACTTCATGTCCTATGTAAATCATAAAGCCCCCAACGGCAAAAAGCAGTATTAAAAGGGTAAAAGCAAGCCACATACCAAGCTTCTGTAGCGAGAATTGAGAACGGTTATATTCTTTGACGATTTCAATATTCTCTTTTTCTATCGCATGTCGATGTTCTTGCTCCTTTTTAGACACCTCAATAAAGTATTGAGGGAAATCGGGGCTAAGCATCAAATAGGCTTGTAGCTCAGCAGGAGAGGGAAGTATATTATCATCAGAAACAACAGAAGCTTCTGTAATATGGGCTAATCCCTCAGCTGTCTGGAGTTCTGTGTGCTGTTGTTTAATTGCCTTTTTTGCCATAGTGGGCTATTATCTTATTAAACGCTTTCCTAGCGTCAGTTGCGTTCATTGTTGCATCACGAAGGAGCGCTTGTTTGTCGGTACGACGGCTGTAACTCTCTACCTCTTCTCTAAGTTTTTGCATCGTTGGAGAAGTGGTATTTTCAGCACGAGAGTACTGACCAATAGCACAAAAGCCACCTAGTAAGAGGTGGATAATACGAGGTAAGTACTTCATAATTTGAATTGTTGCGTTGATATTTTATTTTTGGTACGGCAAAGGTAGTAACTTTCCAATAAACAGACAAGAGTATGGGTAAATATATAGATTTAATTATGAATAGGTTTGCTGTTGTGTTTGTGTTTCTTAGTGTAGTTTTAGGTAGCTGCACGACCTCAAAAGAGATAACGCGCACCATCACCAAGCACGACACGCTGAGAGTAACACAGCGCGATACTTTGCGCCAAACCATTTACCACCGCGACAGCATTTTTTTTCGTGATAGCATCTACACAGAGGGGGCAACACTCATCAAGGAACGATGGCGCGAGCGTTGGCACATTCACCACGACACACTGCGCATCTCCAGAGTAGACACTATCTACCAAGCCAAGCACAGTATAGACAAGGCGCGCAAGGTCGTAACGCGCCATCCGTGGTATTACGGACTGATTCCACTTGCTTTGATAGCGTGCCTCTTATTTGCTGGAATCTCACTATTTTCACGCTTCTACAAATAA